GTAATTTTGTAAGAGTTACTTCTATTATTCTTGCTGAACGTGAAAAAGTTAAAAGAGAAACGAAAAATCCTGAAGCTATCATACGACATATTGCTGAAGAACCATTAAATCCTCAGGAAGCTGTTTTGCGTGTCTCTGGTTCTCTGTTTCCTACAAACGATCTAAAGCAACACCTGGCTCATCTACGTACTCATCCTTCCCGGTATGAAGCGACAGAATACATTGGAGATCTTACATTAGATGAAATGGGTAAGGTTGTATGGCTTGCTGATGCTGAAGCAAAACCTATAAGACAGTATCCTCATAATAACCTTGAAGATACTGAAGGGTGTATTGTTATCTACGAACATCCGGTCCCTGATAAACTGGGTGTCGTTCCTTATGGAGTTTATATTGCCGGTAGTGATAACTATGATCATGACCAGAGTACTACACAATCCCTGGGATCCACGATGATCATGAATAAGCTTACTGAACGTATAGTAGCAGAATATACTGGACGGCCCAGAACAGCTCCTATGTATTATGAGAAGGAAAGACGGTTATTGATGTATTACAACTGCCTCTGTAACTATGAAAACAACCTCAAAGGGTTACATGGATATCTTGAGAAGATGCATTCCACACATCTATTATGTGATACCCCTCCGATAATCATTGATAAGCTTGATGATAAATCACTAATGGGTCGGGGTAAAGGTACTCCTGGTACTGCCCCTCTTAAGAATTGGGGACTAGAATTAATCCTAAACTGGCTATTATCACCTGTTGCTCCTGAAAGTGATGTTCTTAATCTACATAAGATACGTAGTGAAGCCTTACTGCAGGAATTGATCTATCATTCAAAAGATGGCAACTTTGACCGGGTAGATGCATTAATATACCTGATGATCTATAAAGAGCAAGTAACTCATATTGTTCCACGATGGGATAAAAAAGTTGGTGAAGTAGATGCCTTTTTTAAAGATCACCCACTGTTTAAAGAAAATATTAAAGAACAACTTTCGGATCCTTTTGAAGATATTAAGATCAAGTCAGGTCAATCAATAAAAGAACCGGAAAGTATTCTCGATTATATACCAAAAAATCCTTTCCAATAAAAATAAACTCATGGCACAAATAATAAGTACAGACAATACTCTCAAGCGTTCAGTATATCAGATGCCTCCACAGCAGATATCCTATGGTGCAAAAGATGAACCCTGGGGTATAGAGAATATAGATGCCGGTATTATGATTTCAAATAATGATACAGGTAAACTACGTAAGTCCAGGGCAGCTAAAAAACTCAATTATGATCTCATTAATGGTTATATGGATGAGACAGATATAGAATTTGCTTTTAACCCTCTTGGATTAAAGGGCGTAAAGTTCCCTGCCAAGATCCAGAACTATCCTATTGAGATAGGTAAATTCAATGTTCTTAAAGGTGAAGAGTCACGTAGGCGTTTTGACTACCGGTTAAGGGTTATCAATGATGATGCTATCTCGGAAAGAGAAACAGGAATGTCAGAGCAGATCCTACAATTACTATATGAGCAAGTTGCTAATCCCAATTTCAATGAGCAACAGGCCAATAGGAGAATGAAGAACCTCAAAAAGTATCAGAACTTTGAATATCAGGATATGCGTGAGAAGTCTGGTACCCGTGTTTTGAATTATTTCTGGCATACCAGGTTCATGAAGAAAATGCTTAATGATGGATTCTGGGATGTACTCATTGCTGGTGAAGAACATTACTCCTGTTTTAAGATACATGGAGAACCCGAACCTCAGCGTATCAATCCTCTTAATCTTTCACTCTTTGGTCTTGGTGAGAGTTACAAATCTGAGGATGCTGATATTATGATTATCGATGGATTTCATCCTATAGGTAAAATGATTGACGAATATTGGGATGTATTAAAATCGTCAGAGTCTAAGGCTCTTGAGGAAGGCAGCTTAAGAAATAGCAGTTATGCCAATGTAGGTCTTTCCGGTCCTATACAAGTAGATAAAGAAAAGCGTCTTGGTGATGCTATTATTATTCCTGTAGGAAAAGATATAGGTGCTTATGGTGGATACTATGATGTTGATGGAAATATCAGACGTACTATTGTTATCTGGAAGTCCCGAAGGAAAGTTGGTGAAATGACATTTTATGTAAAAGGTGTTGAAAATAAAACATGGGTTGATGAATACAAAGTTGCTGATGAATCAAAAGGAGAATCAATAAAATGGCATTGGATCAATGAATGGTGGTGGGGACATAAATTGGGAAATATATATCTTAGAATAGAACCTCTTCCCAGAATAGGTACTAAAATAAATAATCCTTCAATATGTATACCTCCAATAGTAGGAACGATATATAAAATTAACTCAAGTGAAAGTGTTTCCCTGGTAGATCGTATCAAACCTTACAAGTATCTGTATAATGTTTATATGCGTAGGACAGAACTGGCTTCTGCACGAAATAAGGGTGTACTTGCTGAGATGGACCTTGCCAAGATCCCAGAAGGCTGGACTCCGGAAGTGTGGGCCCTGTATGCTGAGGTAACAGGATATTTTACTACAGACTCATTTAAGGAAGGTTCTCGTGGTGCTGCTACTGGCCGGCTTGTTAATAACTTAAATAACCGGGGATCGTCAACTATGGACCTGGATTCTTCAGCTACTATCAAAGCTAACCTTGAACTAGCTATATACACAAAGAATGAACTTGGAGAGATAATGGGGATATCACCTCAGCGTGAAGGTTCTATGGAGAATAGGGAAACGGCTCAGGGTATAGAGAGATCTGTTCGTCAGAGTGCCTATATCACTGAAGAATGGTTCATGGTTCATGACAACACTAAACTTCGGCTCCTGGGTCTTGTTCTTGAAACTGGTAAGTACTGTTGGATAACTCAACCTACGAAGAAACTACAGTATATAGATGATGGATTAATAAGTCATACCTATACAATAGATACCAAACTCCTTGCTGAATCTGAATATGGACTCTTTGTTACCGATGGGGCAAACGATTCTGAACTGTTCTCAACTATACGCACACTGGCACAAGCTGCTATGCAGAATGATAAAGCCAGGATCTCGGATATCCTTACTATATTCTCAGATACAAGCATATCAAGTATGAGACGCAAGTTGGAAGCATCTGAAGAGGAAGCATTTGAGAGACAACAACAGTCAGAACAGAATAAAATGGAGATGTTAAAAATTACCGAAGAAAAGAAAGAACGTCTTGAGATGATGAAAATGGAGCAGATAGAAAGAATTGAGATAGGTAAACTGCAAAATGCTCTTCTCTTGAAAGAGATGGATGTTCAGGGTAAACTTGCTCAGGCACAGATCAAAGCTGCTACTGATAAAAATGAAGAGAAACTTATCCTTGAGTATCGTAAACAACTAGATCAGATAGCATTAGAGAGGGATAAGTTAAATCAGAGGATGAAAGAGGTAGATAAGAAAATCAGTTCTCAGGAGAGGATAGCAAGAGAGAATAGAAAAGCAAAAAGTAGGGCTACAACGGCATCTTAGCAAAACTGAAATAAATTTCAGTCGGACTGAAACGCCGTTTCAGCTTTTTAAATAAAAGTCTATAGATTAGGATTACGATCATAAATTGCGATCTTGATCTTGGTCTATATAAATATTAATATTGTAAACATATCTAGGAGATACAAAAAAAAATGGCAAAAACACATGATGAAGAAACATTATTTGCAATTCCGTTAGAGACGGAAGAAATATCTGTTTCTGACGAGATTAGCATGAAATTACCCGTGACCCCGGTTAATCCTCCTGCTACGGTTGCTGCACAAGCACCAGATAATAATATCCAAAACTTTATGCTCAGTGGAGATAAACCTTCACTACTCGCTGTAGACGTTCAACCAGGCGAGATACCTTTACCGAATACTATTGTTCAGGAGAAAACAGTAGATACACCTCCCGCAACTATACCGCCAGTAGTACCACCAGTAGTACCGGCAGCAGGAAAACAGACAGCAGCACCGGCAGGGACACCTCCGGTAACGACACCAACGATACCAGCAGCAGGAACAGCTTCTGCTACTAAAGATCAGGGTCAGCAAGGTGGGAAGGACACTAACGAAGAGAATTTGTCTCCTATGTATCTCCATGCATCAGCTCTTCTACAGGAAGGTGTTCTTCCTAACCTTGATTTAAAAACTCTCGATGGTCTTGATGGACCAGCCCTTATTAATAAACTTATTGAGGAAAGTCGGAAAGAAGTAAAGGATCAGGCTGAAACACTCAATGAGCAGTATAAGAACTCTCTCAATGAGCCTCAAAAGCAGGTGATGGATATGCTTGGTCGGGGAATACCTTTTGATGATGCAGCAAATATCGTGTATAATCAGCAAAGATACGGATCTCTTACACCAGAACAAATCAAAGAATCTCCCGAAATACAAGAACAAGTATATCGGGAGTTTTTACAAGCAAAAGGTCATAAGCCGGAATTCATTGAACAATCAGTTAAGTTATCAAAAGATCTGGAGTTACTTGAAAAGAATTCTCTTGATGCTGATACAGAACTTAAGCAAATGGCAAAAGATGATGAGACAGCTGCAATTCAATTAGCTGCCGATCAAAATAAGATTCGAGAAACCAAAAATGCTGAAGTTCTTAAAAGTATTAAGGAAAATGTAAGTAAAACTACGGAGATATTTGCTGGTGTTTCTTTGAAGCCTGAAGATCAGAAAGCCATTCTTGAATATATGACTATCCCTGCTGCTCAAGTCAATCGTGGTGGGAAGATGGTTGATATAAGTAAGAAGGAAGAGATCCGTTCAAAGAATCCCATGGAATTTGAAAAGAGACTTTCTTATTTTATACATCTTGGCTTATTCGATGATAAACCTACTATCCCGGAACTTGTAGCAAGTGGCGAAACAACTTCTGTAAATAAACTTGCACAAATACTTTCCAGTGGTCCAGGGGCTGCAGGAGGCACACCACCTATTACCATAAAAGATCAAAAATTAGCAGCTGGTCAAGAAGATCAAGAAATAGGGATCAAATTGCCCGGTTCAATTAATAGTGTTAGACATAATGAGTGATTAACCTTTCTTTAAATTTTTATAAAAATGCAATACGTATCACCACTTCAAGAGTACGAACCCAAAGATTGGGCTGGTTTAACGACCAAA